ACCACCGATTGATTTCTTGGCAACTATGCCATCATAAGTTTGAGATACATCAGTTCCTATGTTTGGATTTTGTGTTGGAGTATAAGTTGGACTATCATCTTCAAAAACATTAGCATTATCACTATGAGTTGCAGCAGTTGTCCCATTGACACCTCTAACAACTGTTAATGTATTAGATGAAATATTAGTAATAGTCATTTCTTCATTATCAACTTTTATATTTTGATTAACCTCAAAGTCTGTTCCATCATCAACACTTATAGATGTTGCAGATGTAGATGATATAGCAGCAGCAAGATCAGAAGTGCTATCTGTATCTGGTGTTGTATCTACTCTAAATCTAACTCGTGCTAATGCCATAATTTAATTTACCTCTTTTTATATTTCTCTCAAAGACACTTTTAGACTACCTGGACTTCTTGTTATAGAAGTTGTGATAAATTTCTTTCCATTAAACGATTCTCCAAAAGGAGCAACTAATTGATTGTTGTGATTAAATTCACAAATATCTCCTACTTCCATTAAATAGAAAAAAGTTGAGTCGGTATTAGGATTTGCGTTTTTATTTGCAGAGCTATCTCCTGGATTAATTATTTCTGTTTCTACCAATATTTTTGGATTACCTTCTATTGCATTATAATAATTAGCATAACCATCATTTTTATTACCAGAACCCATATTTAAGTTTGATGCACCAATAGAATTATTTAATATTTCTAATTCTTCCGTTGATATATTTTCTTCACTTTGCACATTGTATTTACCTCTAGGATCGTTTGTTGTATCAGTAAATGTTTTTTCAAACAACAATTCATCATTAATAGGATTTCTTTGATATTTCAAAACTCTTTTAGTTATTAGTGAATCAAAATCAGTCAAAGATATTTTAGTTCCTTTTATATCATCTTTGCTAATAGTATGATTTACTGATGGACTATCTACTAAAAATATATATTGTGGACTTCCATCATTAGCTTTGAATCTAAATATAAACCCACCTTCTTTTTGTGTTTGCTCTAACACTTTTAGTAATTCTTTTTGTTTGTGTAAATAATAAAATACTGTCCAATTAGCTCTCGCTGTATTCAATGCAGAGTAGTTTTCAGGAGTATCAGTTATACCTGCAAACCTACGAATTAAATCTCTGTGCATTTGTGCAACATTTGTTACTGCATTTCCAGCATTGAAAGATTGGTCTAATCCATCTGCACCAGTATATAATTTTTTAATTCCAGTAACTGCACTTGAATTTGCAAGATTATCTGTATCAGTAATTTTGGTAGTTATTTCTAAATAAAAATCAAAAGCATCAATAGTTACGCTACCAGCACTATCGCTGTCATCTTGAACATTGTGTGTAATTAAAAATTCTATTTCTACATCATCTGGTATTTGTCCATTAGCACTTGAAAAAGTTCCTGTACTTAACAAGTCTATCGCAGAAGAATATGCAGCAGTTCTATTACCACTTTCGTTAGTTATTGCAACTGTGTTGGTAGAACCAGCGTAAGTTGGCTTTGCTCTTAAAGTAGAAATAATAGAACCCCCACTACTTTCAGAATGATTAGTTACACCCCATTTGACATATAGCTTACACTCTTGTATTTCGTGTTCTTCTTTTGCTATATCACTAATTTTAAATTTTAAACTATCTGAACCATCTCCTTGTGGTGCAGTAAAACTCCAAGTAGAAGAAGTGCTATCGTCATTGTCAGAAAAGTTTCCAGTATTAGATGGAACACCTGCACTTGGAGAAGTTATAGTAATGTTTTGTACAGGACGAATTAAATATGCTCTTTCTAAATCTAAATCTGTAAACAATACATTTCTATTGGTATCGTTAGTTGCACCTTCGTAATCATCGAAAGAATTGTTTTGCACATCATCTAAAGGCACAAATACTGGAAATCCATCAGAGCTGTATAAATCTTTTATAGGATAATGCAATCTACCATCTGTTACTGCCTCGTGTGCTAAGCAATTATATTGTCCATTGTTCAAACTATCTACCATAACTGGAAATACTTTTGCTGGACTATATTGCATTAATTGTGGACTACTTACCGTAGATGTTTGTGGTGTTCCAGATCCATATAATATAGGGAAAAAATTACCTGCACTACTTGTATATTCTGGTATTTTTAAAAAGTCTATTGGGGTTCTTGCAGATATTTCTATATTTACTATATCTTGATTTTGAATACTTACCGACTTTAATCTACCAGTATAAATAGTATTTTCATAACCACCAACCCTTGATTTAACAACTACATCTCTGTTTATATATCTTCTTGTGCCACCATAAATTTCTGCTGCTAGTGTCGCGTTGCTATGATTGTCTAATGTTCCATTAACACAACTAATAGATATATTACCATTTTTAGAAGTAGATGCAACTAAGTCAATACTTTCTCGTATTGTAGGTGTGCTTGTTATGAATCCGTGATATTTGTCATTACTAACAACTCCTGGAACTACTTCTGCCGTAGCTAATCTAATAACTTGATTTACATTAAAGCTACTTGCATCGTAATTGTGATTTCGTAATTCAAAAATCCACTCTTCTTTGATACTTGCACCTAAAGCACCATTGTAATCATTATTACCTGATAAAGCCATTACGCGAGATTTCTTTTAATTGAGTTTTCTATCTCTGGCAATAAATTATCTCTTACAAATTCTTGTGTGCCAATAACATTACCCATAATGTTTACATTGATAGAGCCACTACCACCTGCGTCACCAAAGTCTGGACTTGATAATGGAGTAATATCTACTCGTTCTCTACCACCAGGATTATCTCCAACCATAATCATTTGTTGCCCACCAGTTATAAAAGAACCACCACGAGCAAATGCTGGTGGTTGCTGTCCTGCTATTATACCTGCTTGTGCTGCACCCAATGCTCCAGTAGCTATACCCAATCCTTTTAACCCTCCTGCTGCTGCCATCATAGCTGCAGATTTAACAGGGTTTGTAATTGATATTGCCAATGCTTCTGCTTTCAATTTTGCACTTAGAAGCATAATTTCTGCAACAGTTTTGTGCGTGGACATTATCGTTTTAACAATTTCGTTAGCTTTATTAATTTTAAATATAACAGCTTGTTGTTTTTTGAATTTTTTAAGAGCATCTTTTTCCATATCTTGTCGTTGCTCTGCACTTGCATTTCTAAATCTATCTGTATCTCTTAATGCTTGTAATTCCGATTGTTTTCTTTGCTCTATATTTTGTTGAGCAAGTGACAATATTTTTGTAAAATGTGTTGTAAATAATTCTTCTCTTGTTTTTAATCTAAGAGCTTCACCTTCATCTAATAGTTTTTCTTGTTCTTTAGTTAATTCTTTGTACTGTGAATAAGAGTTTATTAAAGCATTTGGATCAAAAGAAAATGTAAATCCTAAATCTACTTGTTCTGCTTTTGTTTTTGCTATATCTTCTTCAAGTCCTGCTATTTTTCTTACAACAGTTTCATATTTCAGTGCGTGTTGCACTGCAAACTCTGCAAGTTTATTTTTATCTTCTAAAGTATCTCTATTTTCCCTATCTATCCTTAATGATTCTTTTAATCCTTCAACTACCTTATTAAAATGAGCTTCTCCAAATTCCTTGACAAGATTTGTTTTATTTGCAATAGTTTTTTCTAAAGATTTTTCTTGTGCAGCTATTTTATTGTTAATATCAATTAATCTTTGTGTGTGTGGAGCTACTAGTTCATTTGCTTCTGCCAATGTAATAGCATTACCTGCTTGTTCTATTTGTTGTAATTTTATTTTTTCGTTTGCTAATTCTAAATCTGCAGTTTCTTGATTTAATTCTTTTAATTTGCGAATGGTTGTTTCCATAGGAGTTTCATTCATTTGTTTAAAAAATTCAGCTACATTTGAAAAATCTTTTGCAAGTCCTTGAACAATTCCTTTCATTACTATAAAATCTCCAATGGCAGCTTTCATTCTTGTAAATGCGTCTGCCATATTAGAAACTGCTCCAACCATAGTTTGAGAAAGTTTATCGGTAGCACCTGCAATACCAACTTCAGGATCAATCAAAGTTTCTTGCAATGCTTTTCTAAAAGCTGGTAAAGTCATTTTAGATAAATCTTCGATACCTTTTGTATCACGAATAAGTTGCAATATACCTCTTTCACGAAGTATATCTGCTGCTCCTGCACCACCAGCAAATGCTCTACCAAGTGCTTGTGCTGCTTCAGTAGCAGTTACACCCATAAACGCTGCTAAGTCGGCAGTAGGTTTAATCATCTCTTCTGCATTAGTACCAAACGCTTTCAACGCTGCACCAGCTTCAACCACATCTGTTAGTGTAAATGGAGTAGTTGCTGCTACTTGATTAAATTTTTGGAATGCTTTTTCTCCTGCTCTTACAGAACCAAACATAGAATTAAGTCTTACTTGCACAGCTTCAAACTCCATAGAAGTTTGAATTGCACTTCTAATACCTGCTGCCATACCACCAAAAGCAAATGTTACAAGAAGAATTTTATTTCTAATAGAACCAATAGTTCTTTGTAATCCAGCAGTAGAAATACGCATTCTGTTAGAAGCTCTTGTAGTTTTTTTCATTGAAGCAGCAAGTTGTTGGTTACGCATTCTTAAAACTCTTACCTGCTCTTTAAGTTTTGCAATTTGTGTAGAAGTTTTCAACATCGCAGAACGATGCTTTTCTTGAGCCATTAATAATTTCTTGGTAGCAGTAACTGCTTTTAGATTTGCGTTATTAAATTTGCGTTGAGCTGCAGAAATTTTATTTTGCTCTTTTGCTAATCTTTGTAAGTGTCCGATTAACTTATCGGCACTTCCACCTGTAGTAAATTCTAATTGTATTTCAAACTGTTTAGCCATTTTTCATATTGTTGTAATGTTTTGATTGTATATAATTTAACATTTTTTCTATAACATTGCACTTATCAATCCATTTTTTTGGTTGATTTCCGTATGATCCTTCATAAGGGGGTACTTTCATCTTTTTACAATAGGTATATCGTTGTATATCTCGTTGATATTCTTTGTTTATAAAGTTGTTTGTACAGGCAAAAAAAGGTAGGTGTGATTTGATAGCTTCGTGTATTTCAAACTTTCTTTCAGAGGTTGCGTTATGTTCTTCAACTTCTTCTTTTAATAGCTTGATTACATACCATATATCGTCCATAGATGTAAAGGTGTGAATGCTGTTATTCTTTTTAAGAGGTAACTTAGCTTTATATGGAAAGGTAGAATATTTGCAACCCTCACACCAATCATCTATTAATATGTTTAATTCAAGTGAGAGGGTTTCTATTCCCCCAAGCTATTGTATTCCTGAATAGCTAGTTGTAATTCTACTCTATCGTTAATTGATAAAGATTTAATAAACTTATCATCTGCTCCATCTACACCATTTCTAATCCATAGTGTACTTAATGCAAATTGATTTTTAATTACTGACTGTCCATCTACTTCTTCAAAGCGTACAGAATCCATACATTTATCAAAAGCATCTACGGACATTTCTATAAGCGTAGCTTTAACACCACTCTTAAGCGTTATCTTTTTAGACATTGACTTTCCTCGTTTTTATTATTGTATTGCGATAGAAACAATGTTTCCTGAAGTACCAGCTACTGCTTTACTACTTACGGATAAAAACATTGCATCTTCCTCTGAAAAACTTACATCGGTAATAATACAAGTTGGTAATGATATATCTACATTTCTTGTGACACTATCTGCT